TCAACGAACGTATTGATGTTATTGAAAAGAAGTTGGAAGTAATAGAAGAACAGAATAATACTAAAAACGCTGAGAATAATAGTGTGGATACAAAAGGGAAACGCGGTGGTAAAAAAAACACCAATAGTAAATCAGGGTCTAACAACGATTCAAAAAATCCTGGTATAAAAAAAATGAATGAAGAACTACAAACTCTACGTTCTATGATTAAAACCGCCAACTTGAATGAAACCTTTGTTCCGAATAGTAAATTACATCTTGATAAATGGGCACCAGATAACAAAGACGGAAAATCATTTACTAGTAATATCGACGAAGAGACTATTATAGATATTATGAGTTTACATGGAATTGATGATAGTTGGAAAGTATTATTATTGATGGGTATAGGTGTATTTATGAACCATAGTAATATTGCGTATACCGAAATAATGAAAAAGCTGGCAGATGAGCAAAAACTATATTTAATTATTGCTTCAAGTGATTATATTTACGGAACAAACTATCAGTTTTGTCACGGTTATCTGAGTAAAACGATGGAACTAACCCAGGAAAAAATTATTCAATCATTAGGACGTATTGGTCGTAGTAATATTCAACAAAAATATTCGATTCGCATACGAGATGATAACCAAATAAAGAAAATATTCTATAAAGAGGAAGATAAAATGGAAGTAAAAATGATGAATCGTTTGTTCAGTCGAGATAGATAGAATATATACTTGCTTATACGATAATATTTTATTAGTCTATTCTGATTCTGATTCTGATTCTACATCTATCTCCAGTTGTATGTTTAACTGTGGGTTATTTTCATCCAAATTATCATTTACCCTCGCAATAGGGTTTTTTTTATCCAAATTATCATTTACTCTCGCAATAGGTTTATTTTCATTCAAATTATCATTTACATTCGCAATATCTCGTGCTTTATTTGGAGAAAAAAAAGATTGTGGTTTCGTTATAAACCACGTAGCATCGTGTTCGATATTTTTCTTTTCCTCTTGCTTGATTTCTCTTTGTTTGTTTTGAAAGTATTCATCAATCGTATATTGATTCACACGTCCCAGATTATCTAGATTTGTTTTTTGCTTTCTCAATACATACTTATACGGGTCCCTCCACTGATCAAAAACAAGGAATGGTAATTTAATTTTGTCAAAATAGCTTTTGACAACAGAAATGGGAGGAGCAATATTATTTTTTTGAACCCATCCCGGGTGTTCGGCGTTTCGGTCATATACATACATTTCTTCTACATCTGATAGAAGGTCATGTATTAAATTAGTATGTTCTTCAGGACGACTTTTCAGAACAAGTTTTTCATATTCACTATACTTTTCATCCAAATAACTCTTTGCGTCGACCCTTCTTCTAGAGCGTTCTATATTCAATATTTTGAATATTTCTATACTTAATTTATAATAATCTTTATGAGATGAAAGCTCTTGTTCCATTTTGTTTTGTATATTCAGAAATAACTCAATGCTAGAAATAATACCTGTAACCAGAGCAACTATACTGGTGAGAATGGATATTAGATTTTGGTCCACTAGAGATTGGAGACCTACCGAACAAAATGTATTGCCCGCACTTAGTATAATGATAGGAATACGAAATAATTTATTGATATGTTTGTAATATTGATATTTATAGTTATGATAACCACTAAATTGTGTACAATTACGTCGTAACTTGTCAAGTAATCTTTCTATATTGTCTGTCCATGATAATGTATTTTCATCTTCTTTATCAATAGTTAGACTATTGTTATTTTCACTCATATCTATATATCTATATTATTTAATATAGATATACCCGTGTGTTTCAATTATAGATAAACATTCGTTGTTCTAATTATATGGGTTCTACAAATAATACAGGTATAACTTACTTACGGAGAAGATGGAACATTCCCTTGATGAATGATACGAATATAAAATCCAATGAAGTTATTATTATCGTTATTATGTAATTCTCGATGGAAACGTTCTATAAACTTATCGGTAGAGGATACTAACGCAGGACCCTCTTCAGCAGGAATATTTTCTTCAATGTGTTGATTCATGAGAACAAGATCGAAATCTTCTCTTAATTGAAAATGTTCGCGGATGAATTGTCTGGACATAGAAAGGAAATCATTGATTGACCAAGATTCTTCAACATGAAAATATGTGCTACGTGTTGTTAACGCAATTTTGAAATAAACCCGATACATCTTATAATAATTTGATTGTAAATATATAAATATTCCTTGTATAATTTTCAATTTATTCGTTACTTCATTCAAAATAGAAAAAACGAGTTTATCGCTATAAATAAATATTATTTCAATATTTTCATACTTAGTAACTCATTATCAGATGTTATATTCCAGGAGTCTTACTTTGTTTGTTGGATAACGTCAGGCGTGGAACTAAATAACCATATCAGTTCATCATTCAACAATTGTTCATCTTTATTTATCTTTATTTGTTTGGCTTCAATATTATTTTGTTTTGTTGTAATATATTCTTTACATACTCCGCAATGGTCTTCATTCGAATACATCACTTTTAAATCCACTTTATGTTTATCAACATGGGTTCCCCATCTACCAAGTCGCAGATGAGGGCGTGGTTGTAGTCTTGACTCTGATACAGCACTACGTAGGACATTTACGATATGTGTGAGGGTGATTTTCTTTGTAACAGACATGACAATAATATGATTATGATTTATAATGTTGTAATACTACTTGTTATTATACTACGTATCAATTTTATATTTGTATCGGTTTATCTTTACATTTTTCCAACGTATAATATAAACGAGTAAAACTCATTTTTATTATATTATTTATTTATTCAAACTCCATCATAAGTAATATAGTTAAATTAATTACTGTACGCGAGGCCACCCATACCACTCATGATACGAAGAACATTGTAGTTGGTAGCGTAAACACGGACCTTGGCAGTGCGGGTTCCCTCAACTGTGGCGTTGGAAAGAACAAGCTGTAGAGTAGCATTGTCAATACGAGAGAAGTTACATGTGCCAGAAGGCTGGTGCTCCTCGGGGCGAAGGGCAAAGGAGTACACGTTGATACCGGTGTCGGGGTTACGTGTGTGGACCTGGTAGGGTTGAACCTCGTCGAAGTAAGAACCCTCACGCTCAGAGAAGCGGTCTTGGCCGTTAAGTTGAAGCTTGGCGACAACAACGGGATTCTGACCCCAACAATGCATGTCAAGAGATGTCTCTGTAAGAACGAATGTTCCGGCATCAGAGACAGAGGAGTTCGCGTTGTGGTTAGTGTTGGGAGAACCGTTGAACTGGTTGATGTTGGAAAGACCGATAGAAGCTAGGGCAGCAGCTTGATCTTGGTTATTAGGGTTCAACGCAACCTGGGGACCACCGAAGTTGGTCTCGTTGTATGCGTTGTCGTAAGCACCACCGTGCCAGTAGCCGGTGAAACCCTCGGCAGCATCGGCATCAAGAGCACCGGCGTCCTGGAATAGACCACGGGCATCAATGAAGGCGTTCTGGCCAGCAGTGGCGTCGGGGCCACCGAAGGCATGGACGGCGTTGGGAAGAGCATCAACGGCATCAGTGTAGTTAAAAGGCTGGGCACCAAGAAGCTTGAAAAGAGTGGCATCACATAGAAGAGATGAACAGTAGTCAACGTTGGCATCAGGCTGAACAACCCAGATTAGCTCCTTAACGGGGTGGTTAAAGTTAAGCTTGATCTTGTTGGAAGAAGAACCAACAGACTCGTCACCAGTGAATTGAAGCTGGGTGATCAAGTACTCGTGGGGGTTCTGGGCGAATCTACGACGCTCATCAGTGTCAAGGAAGACGTAATCAACGTATAGAGAGGCGGCAACCAAAGACTGGTTATAGGCAATGGTGGCAGTAACGGGTGTACCAACGTTGTATTGGTTGGCAGCAGCGTTGGGCTGGGCTCCGGTGTTGCAACTTAGACTGGTAACAGCCCATAGACACTCATCAATGGGGCGAAGATCAAGGTTGATCTTGACCTCGTGGTATTGAAGAGCAATCAAGGGAAGAGCAAGTCCGGGGTTGGTACAAAACCAGAACTGAAGGGGAATGTATAGAGTTGTCTCGGGAAGGGCGTTACGGGGGGCACATACCTGACGAGGAGCATCAGAGTCACAGGGACCATCAACATCGGCGAAAGAGGGGTCGGTGATGAAGGTAAGCTGAGTGGTATTACCAATCATCTTGAAGTAACCACGTTGTTGCTCAGCAGTCATAGTAAGTTGGTTCCAGATGTGCATCCAGTCACCATATTGACGGTCAATGCGTTGACCACCAATCTCGACCTCAACCTGGGCAATGATTTGCTCACCAGGGAAATCTAACCAACGGGCATAAACAGAGTTTTGACCGGAGCTAACGCTGGCACTGTTACCCATAAGCTGGTTGACCTCGGGAAGAGTAACCTGAAGATAGGTACGGTATGCAAGATCACCATTACGACTGATAGTACATGTTACACGACGACCGAAATCGGCTTGGCCGTTGAAGGTCTGCTCAATAGACTCAATGGCGAAGTTTGTATAACGACGGTAAGTGACTTTCCAGAATGTAATCTGGGGATTTCCTGTAAGATAGACATCTTGGGCGCCGTAGGCGACGAGTTGCATTAGACCACCTCCCATTGTATATTATACTATCTCTAAAGAAAAAAAAAATGGATTTTAATTTAATTAATTATTTAATTAAATAAAACAATAAAACGATTTTGACACGTCATGATTCTAGTTTATTAATATCAAAGTTATCGTGTAAGAATGATGCTAAATATGAATCTAAAAATATCTCCTTTTTTCCTTCATGGTTTTTACTAAAGGTATAGGAGTCCTTGTTTTTTTTAACACACCATCCATCATTGATGGCATTATAAACGAATATCATTTTTCTAAACTGAATACTATCCATTTTGATTTTACTATTATTTTGTAGATATATATTCATGTTCATAATTATGTTATCTATGTTTTCTTTATTATATCATTTCGAGAAAACTTTTTTCTATTTCAAACTTGAATCATATAATGAAAAAGTATGAAAAGGTATGAAAGAGTATGATAAGTATTTTATTTCGCTGATGATTTCGTTAAATCATATAGGTACATAACTGACAGCAATATGATACGTCCAATAACCAGTCCTATCAAATCAAGTGTAATTGTGGATGTAATTGTAATGCCATAAATAGTCTCTAAAATACTTTTAATGAAGTACGATAATATTAACCCAATAGTTCCTGTATATGCCGCGATAAATCCTACATCTAATAAGTGATTCGGTATAAATAATTCTATATAGTTTGATAAATAATCATCTCCTACAATAAATAAACCACCAGAGATAAAACTAAAACAGGTGAAATATACAAGAGGGAATATCACGTTTAATACTGTTTTGGACTTTATTGTCAAGATGTTGTATGGAGCCCGTTTTGCGAGTATCCCAAAAATTACTACAATGGAAATAATAATTCCGTTAAACCATATGAAGTTTTTGCGATTGGTTTCTGTGCTTTTTGTTTCTGTGCTTTTTGTTTTAGAAGACATATAATATAAGAAACGAAATTAGTTAGTTATAATTTGTATGAAATATAATATGTATAATATGTATTTGTTCAATCAAACAATCATTTTCCTATTATTTTTGTTTAAATAGAACACCTAAACTATACAAATAAATGCCCTCTTTTAAACAAAAACCCACAAAAAAAATATTGGTGAATCAAAAAAGTTTGTCTACATTGGATGGAAAGCATCATGAAATGATTTCCGAGTTTAATAAGGAAGAAACAACCGATATTCCTAAATTAAAATCGGAAATACGAAAGTTCAGACACAAGCTAACAACCACGAAAAAACTAACAATAGAAGAGAAAATGGAATTACAAGATAAAATATTAGAAAATGTTGAACATATAAAAAACATAAACAAGAAAAAAAAACAATATTTATTGGACAACTCGAAATATGTATTTGAATACTTTGAGAACAAGAAAAATGTTTCTAATGGAGAAGAACACACGCAGAAAAATAACAAACTAGATACATTTTTCAAAATAACGGATAATACACATCAGGAAGCAATTGTAAACGAGAATATATTTCAAAAATATTTAAGCAATATTGATAATACGTATTTAGACATAACCAAAATAACGGTTAACTGTGAAACATGTAAAGCATGTTATAAAGGTGAAATGATACCCATAGTAGACGAAGGAGTGTTGATGTGTAATATTTGTTATGTAAATATTCCCTACTTGATAGAGAATGAAAAACCTTCGTACAAAGAGCCCCCGAAAGAAGTTTGTTTTTATGCTTACAAGAAAATCAATCATTTCAAAGAAATATTAGCGCAATTTCAAGGAAAAGAAACGACCCAAATACCGGTAGAAGTCATTGAAGGGTTGAAACAACAAATAAAGAAGGAGCGTATTGAATACAGTGATTTAACCTATTACAAACTCAAAGATTTATTGAAAAAACTGGGATATAACAAATATTATGAACATATCAACTTTATTAAAGATAAAATGGGTATATCACCTCCAATTTTTAGTCAAGAATTGGAGGAGATACTATGTAATTTTTTTATGGAAATACAATATCCTTATGCTAAACACTGTCCAGATTATCGAGTTAATTTTTTACACTATTATTATGTATTATATAAATTGTTGGAATTATTAGATGAGAGCCAATATATAATGGAAATACCTATGTTAAAAGATCGCGAAAAATTATTGGAACAGGACAACATATGGAAACATATCTGTAAAGACCTGGATTGGGAGTTTATAGATACAATTTAGTATCTTTTCATTTCAGAATAAATTTTTTAATAATATTTATATGTTGTATAGTTGCTTCCATTTATAAATTAATATAAAAAAATATTTATATTAATTTTGTCTCATTTTAAATCTTCAAGTGTGTAATAAAGAAAATAAGAAATTAGATGATGCTTAATTTTCCATATTTTTCTCCCATTAATATATGCTTGTATGTCCCATCATGATTTTTTGGTGCCATCATTGTGAAATTGACGTTTGACTGAAAAAGCATCATGAAGTCTGAGCCACCGAAAAGAAAATTTCCGAGCCCTTCTCCTTTGTTGTGGTGTCCCAGAATTGGCCATGTTAAATTACATGAACTAACCTGAGCCATTCCCATTGGAATTAGCGCAACTAGGCCATATTTTTCTGTCTTGAGAATAGCATATGCATGTGTCTGTTTATACTGCCATCCAAGACTATCATTTGGAATAAATTTCTTTTGTTGTTCACTCCATGTGACACTCAATGTAACTCCACGAGTGACAGTATGATGCTCAATTACTTCTCCAGATAGCGGGTAATGATATCTATGATAATCATTAACATTCAAGAATGCATGAGTTAGAGTTCCATTAGCGAATTCATTCGCGTATTTTGAGCCTTGTAAAAGATCGACATGTATGTTTTTATAATCCAATAGTTTTACTTTGACCTTTTGGTTAAGTTCCCCAATGTCATTTATCTTCCAAACACCTTGTGGAACTGAATCTGCTGGGCTTGTGACGATGCTATTATCATCCTTATTGCTTATAGGATGAGATTCAGATGGAGATGATAGAGTTCTAGAAAACCATTCATTAAATGTCCTCCATATATTTCCTTTTTCATACCATCCAGAACTCATATTGAACTCTCCTGACTGTACAATTTTATTGTAATATATATTATTCCAAGATTTATCAGTATCTAAGTATTCTCCAATAGCTACTACATATTGGAGTAACCATTCCTGGAAGATCGGATAATATTGAATACTATTTTTAAATAAACCAGAGTTTTTTAAATCCTCGAGTGGTTGATCAATCAAAAAATAGAAATAACATATCCCGTCTAGCATATCTTGCTTTGAGACGGTGTCACTATTAGTTAGTTGATCGGGTGTATGAAGCACATAATTATTTATGAATAAAATATACTCGTTAATATTTTTGACCTTATTTTTTTCCTCGAAGTTTATTTTGCTACTAGCCATCTTTATGGATTTCTCTAACATATCATATAAAATGGGATTTTTTTGCAATCGTGTAATTAATTCTTGCACAACTGGCAACATATTATGTTTTGAAAGATCATTTGTCGTAGTATCCCCTAAAATTGGTTCTTTAGGATGATTTATCATTATTCTTAAATATAATTATGTTATTTTAATAATATTTATATTTAATACAAACGCATTTTATGTGTAAATAGGTGTTGTAATTGTGTGTGTATGACCATGCTCATGACCATCAACATGTTTAGTTTCACTGATTTTGATAAAAATCATTGTTCCATAGAAAAATGTGAAAATAAGACCAAGAACTAGCAATCCTTTGTCTTTAATTAATTTACCATATATACACCATAAAAGATTGGAAATTATTCCTAGAATGAGAAATAACATAGAGACATGAGGTCCTACATACCATTCATTAACTACCACATATAATTGTGGAACAATAGATAATCCACCCAATATATTTGCTATCCATGGAATATACGTTTTCATTATTTATAATATAGTAATATTTTTTACAAAAAATATACAATATATCGTATTACATTAATAAATGATATGTAATATGATAACTATAACTATTTAGATAATTATTTAATTAAAAGCCTCCAGGAAACCTGACCATGTTGGCACCGATACCGAATCCAGCACCAGAACGGGTGGTAACTGCGATGCTAGGCACGTACATATCAAGAATGCTAAATGTGGCAGCGGCAGTTAGGGCAATAAAAAGAATCTCTTCCATGTTCATAGAACGCTTGGGGATAGCATAGGCTGCAATCGCG